GGCATCGATGGCGATGGTAATGAGAAAGTCACTGGCAAGATCAACCGCGTCACGGTGCTGGACCTGCTGACGCGTGGCCTGCATTTCGAGATATCGAAGCTGGGCCCGGCCAAGTTGGAAACGATGCGCATCGGCGCGATCATGCGCAAGCTGGGCTGGACCAAAGACAGGGAAACATCGGGCGCGCGCGAGCGGTTTTACGCGCGCCCAGCGCCGGCGCCTAAGTCCGGGGCTGAACCAACACGGGAGGACGACGATGTTCCGCTCCCCTTCTAACGTAACGGGCGTTGATGCAGCAATCGTCTGCCAGGGATCGTGGGCGCCATGTGCGCAGGCGGAAAAGGCGGAATTGCAGGCGGCACGTGCGGATACTTCGGCCAGGCTGGACCATCCGTCCAACCTCGTCATTTTAAGGTTGGACGGCTGGAACCCGCATGGAATGCGGCCCCGCCAACCTCCCAACCTCGCCAACCCAGCCGCGCAAGCGCACATGCGTACGCGCGCACGTATACGTGCGCGTGTGTGGCCTTTTTCGACAAACCCCTTTCCAGTCAAACCTAGAAATAGGTTGGGAAGGTTGGGAGGTTGGCAAAGAAAGCATCCATGCGGGTTTCAGCCGTCCAACCTTTTGGCCCACCTTTTTGAGGTAGGACGAAATAGCAGGAGAGTGGCATGAGCAACGGCAACATGAGGGAGCAGATGCCCCAGGTAGCGGCAATCATCGATGCGTTCCGCGAGGCATTCGGAGCGAAGGAGGTGGATGCGGCGATACGGCGCGGCATGCGTGGTGGGCAGGGGTTCCACGCTACTGAGAATGGGCATGAGGTGGGCGCGCCGGTTTATCGGGGTGTGCCGCTGGAGAGGACGCCGGGGCGGTATGTGGGGCGGATGGGCGAAGTGGCATGGCAGGCAGCATTGGATCAGCAGGCGTTTGATAACGAGAAAAGGGGCTAGGCGATGGAAGTGAAAGCGGAAGAAGCGGTATTTGAAAACGTGGGACAGGCGGTGCACGTGTCGTTCCTGATCATGGCCCAGGAGGCGAAGCAAGACGCGCCGTTGCGGGCGGCGCTGATCAAGGCGATGGAGTCGGTGCAATTGAACGGCAGGCAGCGTTGCTGGCTGGAGCAGCTGCGCGGCACGGCGTCGGGGTCAATTAACTTCGGCGGACTGGATGGCAACGAGGTGCGCGCCCAGTGCGCCCTGGTGCTGCAGGCGGTAAAGCATCGGCTGCCGAAGACGGAAATGTGGGTGCTGCAGGCGAAGTACGGGCAGACTGATTTCGAAGATGTGGATGGCAAGCGCCGCTTTGCCTTCTCGGTCGAACGCATCGAGGCCATTAAGGGATTGGCGGATTGGTTCCGGCCAATGTTCCCTGGGCTGAACCCACATGCTATCGACTGTATGCTGGGGCGATTGTTCGCCAATCATAAGCAACTGGACATCACGGTGCGTGACCTAGCCAAGTCATTCGGCGCAAGCCACATGACCTACCAGCGCGCATCGAAGAAGATGCAAGAACATCTCTGTGAGATGGAACAAATCGCCTTCCAGCGTTTGGCGCCAAGTTTTGCAGCTCAGGGAGTAGTTGAAGTATTTTCGCAATAACTTGACGCCGATGTTACAGCCAGTGTATATTTTGGTTATTCTCGGAGTCACTGTATAAAAAGCAATACCTGATGTAAATTCTGACTGCGAAGATTATCTCAACCCTGCCAGGTGACATGCCTCGTGGGGTTTTTTTTCGCCAAACTTTTTAGCTACCAGTAGCTTAATGGTAGTGCGCTTCGAGTCGACCTTCAAGAAAATCTTGGACAGTAATTTTCGTAAAGTTGTGGAGTGTACCAGTTTCTCGCTCAACGAATTTTCATCATGCTCAAAGCACGGTTCATAGGTTGCGTATCAAAATCATGCCATCAAGCTGGATCTTGAACCAAAATTTTATCAAATTTGAATGACAATCTTCTTTCATTAGGTTATGGTAAGGGATCTCATTCATCAACACAGTCGGAAGATAATATTTTGGAAAACAATAAACGAATAGTAAATATTTTGTTGGTGGTATCGAGTGCCTTGATTATGGGGATATTTTCGTCTGTAACTTTTTTGGATGCAATTCAGGGTAGGAAGACGTTATTATCAATTGGGATTTTGGCATTTGCATTGTTGGGGGCAGTTTTTAGTCTGGAGATTTTTAAGTTCCAAAGGCGGCGTTTGGAAATTGAGGGTAATTTAAATCAGGCTTCACGAGATGTAGATAGATTTAAAGATGAATCCACATATTCTGACTTTGATAATGTCGAGCTTGGTGAGATAAAGAAGGAAATTGAAAATATAAAGGAATTGATTTCTACGATTGGGGAAGTTGAATTAAAGGAGGTGGCAAACCAGCTACGAGAAACTCTTGTTGCCGATTCAGCAAACGACTTGGTAAGTGAACTTAAGAGAAAAATTCTTCACGACGAAACTCAGCGGAGCGCGAGAGTATTAATGAGGTCAGTATTCGGGACATCAGAAGAGCGACTGTCTGACCAAGTGCAAACTTTACGTGCCCAATCGACTACAAATATGCTTATTGGATGCTTTATCGCGTTCCTTGGTGCTGCAATTTTGGTCACTTCGATATTTTTTCCCTATTCAAAACCGGTTAATCTTGAAGAGCTGGCTTTACAGATAGCTCCAAAATTATCAGTGGTTATATTGATTGAGCTTTTTGCATATTTCTTTCTCAAGATGTATCGTTCCAATTTGTCTGAGATACGATATTATCAAAATGAAATAACTAACGTAGAAATGAGGAAGGCAGGTGTGCTTCTGGCAATTTCCAAGACCGTTCCGGATTCTCTTTTTGTTGCTCTATCTACTATGGATAGAAATTTTGTAATGGAAAAAGATCAAACGACTCAAGAGTTGGAGCGTGTGAAAGTGGATCGAGATTCAACAAAAAATCTGTTAGATGCTGTTACATCGTTGTTGAGGAAGGAGTAATTTAATTTAGTTGTGATGTTTTCTGAGACTTTATTTCTTATTTTGGTTTTGAATATGTGATGCGATCAACCTCGCTATGTAAAATGCATGGTGAGGTTTTTTTATATAAATACTTGTGACCTTTCGTTTCGTCTTGATGGGTGCACGTGAAGTCAGCGATTGACGCGTTCGTGTGTAATGTGTGATTTGACCGTGGAGTTGACGTGATGCCGACGATTGAATTACAAGGCCTTTCACAGTTGATGGCCAGGCTGGACGATGCTGGCAAGCAGCAGATGCCATTCGCCGTTGCTAAGGCGCTTACCCAAACTGCGCGACAAACAGCAGCGGCCGAGACTGCGCACATCAAGGCGATCTTTGACAGGCCTACGCCATTCACACAGCGCGCGGTCGGCGTGACCACTGCAACCAAGGCAACGCTCAGCACGCGCATCTTCGTCAAAGATATCCAGGCGAAATACCTGATGGAGGAGGCAACTGGCGGACGGCGGGCTTTCAAGACATTTGAAGAGAAGTTTGCCGATAGCGGTGCGCCTCAGATCGCGTTGCCTGGCGCGGGTATGCAGCTCAATCAGTACGGGAACATGAGCAAGGCCAAGATCATGCGCATTGCTAAGGATCTGAATACGAATGCATCGAGCAAGCGATTCTTCAAAGGTACGCCGAAGGGGCAGAAGCTGCCAGCAGGGATCTACGCCCGGACCAACGACAACCGGCACATCACGCCGCTGATCAGATTTGCCACCGATGCGGTATACAAGAAACGGTTCGAGTTCAGCGTCATCGCCATGGAAACTATCACGGCGAACCTGGAGGCGAACCTGATCAGCGCATGGGAAGCAGCACTGCGAAGCTGATGCCGCTCCCGGCCGGTCTGGTCGCCACGCAGTAGGGCCAGCGAGGCCGAACCGCCCGACGCGGCTCGAAACGCTCCCATCGAGGGGGGGCGGAGGATTTTCCAGGGTCCTTCCCCGAGCCTACCGCGCATGGGTAAATTCGCGCTCGGTTTGTCTGGCGGCGGAGAATTTTTAAAAGGGTAGTCACACAGGGTAGTCACTCTGGTAGTCACTGCCGCAGTCATGAGGTAGTCACTATGCTGATGGGATATCGAGAGTACGCCCGTCATCGCGGCGTGAGCCTGGGCGCCGTACAAAAAGCGCTGCGTGCTGGCCGCATCAATGCGAACGCTGACAAGAAGATAGATGCCGCTGTTGCGGATCGTGAATGGGACGTCAACACGGATGCGTCGCGCATTGCGGTCAGCGCCGTTGAAGTCGCCACACCCCTGGCTCAAAAAGAAATTTCTTTTGCTGCGCCGGCGGGGGAGGAGGCCGACAAGCCTGCGGCCGAAGAGTTAACCGGCAGCGACAAGAGCGCCAGTGAATACCGCGAGAACAGGTCAAAGCGCGAGTACTATGTGGCGGCCAAGCACCAGCTGGAGTACGAGCAACTGCTCGGGCAATTGATCAACGTCGACGATGCCAAGCGCATCGCCTTCACTTCGTTTCGCGCCATCCGCGATTCAGTACTGAACGTGGCGGCGCGTATCAAGGACCAGCTGGCTGCCGAGACCGATCCGCATGTTTGCGAGGAATTGCTGGACCGCGAACTGTCCGCTGCGCTGGCCAGCGTTGACGTCGGCCAGCTGGTGGCCGAGTCGGAGGATTAGATGGGGGCAACGGACGAATTCCTGCGTGCCATCGGTGAAGCAATCCTGCCCGATAGCAAACAGTCGATCAGCGACTGGGCACAGGACAACCGCATCCTTCCGCCAGACAGCCCGGAGCCTGGCGCCTGGCGTAATAGCCGCACGCCGTACCTGGTGGGCATCATGGATGCGCTGTCGCCCAACAGCAAATACCGCGAGGTGTATCTCAAGAAGGGCCACCAGTTGGGCGGCTCGGCACTCGGCGAAAACTTCATAGGCCACAGCATCACCAGCGCGGCCGGCAATATCCTCGCGGTGTTTGCCACAGTGGAGGACGCGGAAAAGTGGGAACTTTCGCGCTTCGAGCCGATGCGCGAATCGACGAAGGCGCTGCGCAAGCGGGTGCTCGATGCAGGCATCAAGGGCGCGGATAACACCAAGCGGCGAAAGAAATTTCCAGGCGGCTTCATCCAGCTGATCGGTGCAAACCGGCCTGGTGGTTTGAAGTCGTCGACCATGCGCTATGTGCTGCTCGAAGAGATGGACGAGTATGCCGGCGATATCGGCAACCAGGGTAGTCCCGAAGAGCTGGCGCGCAAGCGCACCAGTAACTTTGGCAGGAAGGCACGCATCTTCGGCAACAGCACGCCGACGATCAAAGGCGCCTCGGCGATCGACCGGAACTACGAGCGGGGCGACAAACAGCACTACATGGTGCATTGCCCCGACTGCCGCGCGCCACAGTTCTTCAAGTGGCCGAACATGAAGTGGCCCAAGGGCCAGCCGGGGAAAGTGGCGTACGCCTGTGAGTGCTGCGGCGCCCTGAATACCGAATCGGTCTGGAAGACGAAGGGCTACATCAACGCCCACTGGCTGCCGACTGCGGTGGGCGAACCCGGCGTGGCCAGCTTCCATCTGCCGAGTATGTACGCGCCGCTTGGATGGCGTGCGTGGGACGTGCTTGCCGGTGAATTCGAGGCTGCGGCAAACGACCCTGTCGCTTTGAAAGTGTTCGTCAATAACGAGCTCGCCGAATGTTGGGAGGATTTGAGCGGGCAGATCAAGGGTGCCGAGATCGCAAAGCGGCGCGAGGCCTATGAACTGCGCACTATCCCCGTTGGCTGTCTAGCCCTGGTGATGTCCGTCGACGTGC